TCTGGCGAAATATTGTACTGCATGATGAGGTGAGGATAAAGACTGTTAAGGTCAAAACTGACCACCCAATCATACTTTCCTGGAATCGGTTCTTTGACATAGGCACCCGCATATTTTTCATTCTTCTGTGACTTGTTTCTAGGGGGAATGACAATGTTTCTTTTCTTCAGATCGTTGTAGATAATATTATCCCACATACGAACTTGATAGAAAACATCGGCATAGTTGACCTTGGCATCATAAGCCATTGTCAGGGCAAGTTCAATCAGTTTCATCTTGTCTTCCAATCGGTCAACAAGTTCCACGTCAACAATGTTATATTCAATAAATTTCTGCCACCCCTTGGAATAGAAATCCTTAAAGGTTTCAAACTCAGAGTGGTCTAGTTTCTTCTGTCCTAGTTCTACCTCAGCTATGTAGTCAAGACGATATGATTCTTGTGCTTTATATGTGAACTTTTTGTACAGATCAAGATAATCAAGTTGAGTCAACCCACCCACATCAAAGACTGGATGAGTGCGTCCCATGATTGTCACCTCACCCTCTGTGACTAAACCCCAGTTGGAGAAACGTTTCATCAACTTCTCTCCAAGAACTCTGTTGAGTCGCTTACAGATGTATGGGATGTCAAATAGTTGAATGTTCCAACCAGTCACCACATCAGGGACATCCTGCATCCAGTAATTGATGAAGTGACTTAACAACTCATGCTCTGTAGGACAATGATGATAAGTAACATTCTCTTGCTTGTTTGCAAAAGGTTTTACACCCCAAGTAATAATCTGTTTGGTGGTATAGTCCTGAATGGTGATAGCAAGAATCTCTTCCTGCGCTGACTCTACATCAGGGAATCCATATTCAGCAGTAGTCTCAATGTCAAGAGTGACTAGTTTAATCTTACTAATGTCAAACTTAATCTCATCTTCAGGATACTTGTCTGAGATATATTGATAGATGTATCGATCATTGCCATAGATCTCAAACCCTTCTACATCTTCATATTTCTGGTAGAAGTTACGGCAGTCCCTAACAGTACCTGGTCTAATTTCATCAACAGCATCACCATTCAGGGTTTTATATTTGGTTTTCTTCTTCGACTTTACAAATAGAGTTGGAAAGAACTCATCCCTAGTTTCAAATCTCCGTCCGTCTTCGACTCCACGAACCAGAAACTGGTTTCCAATCATTTGCACGTTTGTGTAGAATCGCATCAGTCACTTTCCTATGGAGGTACTCATTTTCAAATTTTTTGTGATCCCAATTGCTTGGATCAACTTTGGTGCCACTCTGTTGTTCATATGCTTCAATGAACCAGTTCATTACATTCCAATGATGTGCTGGAAGGTATTGTGGCGATAGACAAACAAAGATATGATCAAACTTATAATTATCTATCTGATAACTATCGTCATCAACATATGTGTAATTGTCAATAAAATCTTGAACAAACTTCTTCTTCTTTCCTAAGAGAGAATACTTGTTTGCAATCCACACAAGGGACTTCAGTTTTTTCTTTACGTTGAGCCATCCAATCCAATTTCCTTCATTGACCGCATCATATTCTAGCAGATAATCAACCTCCTGTTCAAAAGATCTTTGCTCACTTTCATAGAAGTCATAATCACTCATCAGAACATCATCNTGCTCATCAATGTTGATTAGATCAATCGATTCATACTCTGCAATATGATACAAAATTGCATCATGGTCATACCCAAATCCAACATTATCACAATGCTTGATTGCCTCACTAAACAAATTTTGTAGGAAGGTCAATCTATTATCATTATAAGGAAGATCTTCTTTCTTATACTTTGTAGTATTGTAGAAAGCATCCCACCTGACCATGGGATTGTTATGGAATGCAGAATCCCGAAAGATATGATCATCTATAATGTAATCAAGATCAATACTTAAGACTCTCATTTTGTAAGGTCAATATACTTTTCAAGTAAGGTGGGCATTGGATCTGCAAGCGTGATGATCTTGTCAGAACTAATCATGAAGATATCTTGCTGAGTATGCTCAAGCATCCAGGGACGAAGAGTATTATCTTCACAGATCTCCATTGGGCATACAAGTTTACAATCAGGTTGTCCAATATCAGCACCTACCTCTTGGATTTCACTGATCAGTTTCTGATTGTTCAGCAGAACTACCACTTTGATTACTTTCTTTTCCATTTTTTAGAATGTCCTCTTGATACATTTGATAGATTTTATCTACTGGAGTAACCATTGTAACAACCCAGTCTGTTGAAAGAGGAATTGTTTTTTCTTTTGCAACTGGCATCCAAGGATACATTGTCACAGAAAATTCAGATTTCTTCTCAGGTTGTTTAGGATCCAGTTCGTCTGCTGTTACGTTATCAGTATTGTGCATCTTGATAACGCAAGGTTTTGTCAGATAATATCCGATCACTTTTTGATCAGGAGTGACCATCTCTTTGACATCTGCAATGACATCTTCTCCTGATTTCAAAACCAAAACTTTAATTGTCATAGTTCGATTATTCCTTGTTCTTATTTTACCAATAAAAAAGAGGGGAGTCAACTGGTTTTTGCCAGTTCCCCCTCTGTCTGCGGCGACGATAGTCGTCAATATTTATTCAGTTTTTAGGGGTCATCTTCCAAGCGCCGAACGCTGAAGCACCGATGAGAGCGAGCATTAATAATTCCATAGTTGAGTATATTTACTTACATACTCAGTTATTTAGAACCAATCTTTTCTCTGGTGATGCTGAGGGACAATCCTACCTAGTTCAACAATTAGAAGCCCATCCTCAAAAGTAACCGATCTAACTTCCGTGTCATCTGCGATTGTCCAGGCACGTGTGAACGACCGTTGAGCCAGACCCTTGTGCAAATAGTTTGTTTCCGTTTCTTTATCCTCTTTCTGGCCCTCCACAAAGAGTTTACCGTCTTGTGTGTAGACATTTACTTCTTTCTTTTTAAATCCTGCTAATGCAATCTCTAGTCTAGATTCTACGTTGCTGACCTGTACTAGATTAAATGGAGGATAATTCTTCGTTGTCTCATGCAGGTTAAACAACCTGTCGAAGTATTCATCCATGCCGATGCTATTCTTATTTATTCTCTCCATCAAGGCAGGGAGATCCGACGCAGTGAAACGTGCTAAGGTGTTCATTATGGTAGCTCCTTTAAAAGCGAGTTTGTGTTTTGTGACCCCCGAAGGCAGTCTTGGCGTAGAAGGGGCTCTAGAAACCCTTCCTCCTACACTACTAATTATACAAGAAAGTATAAAAAAGGGGGTGTGGAATCCCCTATCTTTTTATTCGGGTTTCACAATAAGAATCTCATGAGATTCTTTCTTATTGTGTTCAACACCTCTGTCCTTCTTGTTCTTACCAACTCTAGTCTCTCCTGCCTGATAGGAATAGTGCCATTCAGGATAGTAAAGATCAAAGTCTTTGTAATACTCACGAATTGTTTCGCAATTATTATAAGACAGAATAAACCCACCTTTGTGATTGTGTAACTGGTCTCTTAACTTCTCGTGATCGAAACCAGTGTGGTGGACATCGATGTTGCAGTTTGGATACATCCCCTTCAACATTTTGTTGTCAGAGTCTTTATCCAAGTAATATGGGGGATCAAGATATAGCAAATCATTTGAATGATTAGGAATTACCTGATCGAAAGTCTGCTCCTCTACATGCAAGTTAGAGTTGCGATAGGATCTGATGTAGTGAACCATCTTATCCCACTTGGTTTGACTTTCATAGATTTTACTCATCCACCCCATATACATCGGACCATAAGAAAGATTATGGTTGAAGTAATAGTATGCAGCAGCAGTGATGTCATCTAATTGGATTGCATCACGTTTATAGTAATCTGTTCTCCAATCTTTGAGCATCTCCTGGGTATAATCCCACTGAACCAGTTGCTCTTTAATCTCTGCATACTTCTCCTTAGTAGGAGTCAACTCCTGGAGTGCATCTGCAAGTTCATTAGGTGAATCAAGCAGAACATTCCAGAAGTTTACAAGTGCATGAAAGATATCAAATCCATAGACAGGAATATCTAATTCAGAAGACCACTTCGATTCCAAAGAACCACCCCCAATAAAGGGGGAGATGATTCGTTTGGGATATGGAAGTTTGGGAATATATTCAGTAATGATTTTATATGCCTTAGACTTACCACCAGCATAACGAATCGGTGTCTTCATACTCTAGGATCTGCAAATTTACTTGAAATTTTGACTGCATCAGCAATAGTTTCCTTTCCAATGCGATACGCAGCAGCGAAACCTTGGGCATCAGCATACTCTCCGTACTTATCAAGGATGTAGTATAACACATAACGATTAGATTTTCTATCGGTATATGGTTTTACTAAACCATCTTGAGAAACAGTTTGAGGGAGAAGATTGGTGATATATTCGTAAAACTTTTTCTTTCTCCCATTAGTCAAAGTATCAATAAACTCTTGCAATAGAACCATTGCACGAAGTGCAGTTCCATTTACATACTTTGCATTTGGAAATAACTTTTTCCAAAGATTGTGACCTCTTTTGATTTTGTCAAAGTTGTCACTATTATAGTCAACTGTCATAAACCAAAATTGATAAAAACCTTTCAGTTCCATTGGAGGATCATTTTTATCCTCTTCATCATCTTCTTCACGAACAGCACCAAATGTCCCATCAACAACAAGATCTAAAGACATAAGGACTTGTTGGACCCACAATGCTTCGGGTACTTTCCAAACAACTCCTGCACGAATCTCCTCTAATTTTGTGAGTTTCTTTCTAAAAGTGTTGAGTTCCGTAAAAATTTGTGCTTCTGCTTCTTCACATTGCTGAAGGGTATAACCTTCAGGATGCCTCATGATAGCAGACATATATGGATCTTCTACACCACTATGAAGATACTTAACGCCCTTATGTTGTCCATCAATAACTCTCGAACCACGTTCTGATTCAGGAACAGAATCGGGACGAATAGCAACAACCATCGGGAGAAGTAGTGACCAATTCATTTGTCCCTGCTTTTTCAATGATGAAGCAGAAAGCAATCGTTGGTATTTTTCTTCTGGAACAAGGTCTAACACTTCATCGCGTGTCAGTTCAATGTATTCCAGTTTTTCACCTATTGCACCAGTTGGCACATTCAGATAGGCAAATTGTCGGGCAAGTTGCCCTAGTGTCTTAGACATGGCTACCTCTTTGTAACTATAATGACCTGCACCTACTACTTTGTAGATGCAGTATCATTATATATGAGGTTTTTTACTTTGTCAACTCTTCTTGAGATTTTCCTTTCTTCCCAATATTGTATTTCTGCTCAAGCACCCACAGACCTTTATCCTTATATGCAAGAACTTTGATTTGATTCAGCGGTGCAATATCAATAACTGCATCCTCATTGACTACGCTGATCAGTCCCCAATCAGCAAGTAGGCGAGTAATACGATTACGTCGCTGAACATCATTAATTGTAAGATTAGCATGTTTCCCATCCAGTGC